ATGAGCAACGCCCCCCGTCCCGGTCATTCCCCGGTCCTCGCCAGCCTCCGCGGCACGCAGCCTTTCGGCTCCGCCGAGCAGGCCTGGTTCTGGACCATGGCGGCCCTCACCGCGCGCCGCGACGGGGCGCGCATCACCGCCGGAAGGGACTCGCGCCCCGCCCTTGCGAACCGGACGACGTCATCAAGTGCCTGGACCGGCTGTACCGCCACCGCCGGATCGAGCTGGCGCATGCGCGCATCATGCGCATCTGGGGCGAGCGCGGCATCGCTCCCGATCCTCGTCATGTGTCCGAGCGCGGCGATCACCGCCTTTGGGCGGAAGCGATGTCGCGGCTGGAATGGCCGCTGCGGGTGAAGGGCATCGTGGTGACGCCGACGCTTGCGCCCGAGGCCACGGATGGCCTGCCTTCCGCCACCATCCTGCCCTTCGGGCGGTGAGGCTGCGATGGCGGGCCTCGCCCCTTCCCCGATGCGTCCCGCGCGGCCGGGACATCGCCGCGCGCCGGCGCCGCTGGCCTGGATCGCCTTCTCCGGCCAAGCCGACCACGCCTGGCTGCGCCTGCTGCGCCCGGGCTTCCGGCACTGCTTTGCCGCGCTCCGGGACGAGGCGGGCTGGACCGTGCTGACCCGCTGACCGGGCGGATGCTGGTGGCACGCCTCGACGTGCCGGCGAGCTTCGACGTCCCCGGCTTTTACCGTCGGGCGGGCCTTGCGGTGCTGGGTCCGTTCGCCCCCGACGGACCGGCTTCGGCCGCCATGCCGCGCCTGATGCCCATGACATGCGTTTCCATCTGCCGGGCTGTGCTGGGTTCGGGGGCGCCACGGGCCTGGACTCCGCATGGGTTGTATCGCGCTTTGCAAAATCGCGCTGACCATAGGAAGAAAAACTTGACAATGCCGCACTGCTGCGTCTAAGAAACCTTCGTCAACGGGCGAATTGCGTCCGCTCCACCTCACCCACAACCTGACATTCTCCGAACGGCCGGCCCCCATGGGCCGGCCGTTCTTGTTTTGTTCGGTCAGCGTTACCGCCATTCAAAGGAGACGTACACGCATGGGAGGCCTGTTCAGCGCCCCGAAGCCGGTGGTCCTGCCGCCGCCAGCCCCGCCCGCCGCCATCGCGCCGCCGCCTCCCGCCCCGGCGCTGGCCGCGGAAACGGCCCGGGTGGAGTCGCGCAGCCGCAGCCGCGGTGGCCTGGCCGGCACCATCGCCACCTCCGCCACCGGCGTGCTCGGCACCTTGCCGGTCGCGCGCAAGTCGCTGCTCGGCGAATGACCCCCGCCCAGATCCTCGCCCGCCAGGCCCGCGCCGCCGCCCGCCGGGCGCCGCTCGAAGCCGGCTGGGCCGATGCCTATGCCCATGTGCTGCCCAGCGGCGCCCAGGCGGCCACCCTCTACGACGCCACCGCCGCCGATGCCGCCGAACAGCTCGCCGCCTCGCTGCTGGCCGAGCTGACGCCGCCCTGGTCGCGCTGGTTCGGCCTGTCCCCCGCCCGCGCGGCCGACGACGCCGGAGCAGGCGCGCTCGAGCAGGCGGCCGAGGTGCTGCAGGCGCATTTCGACCGCTCCAACTTCGCGCTGGAGATGCACCAGCCTTCCTCGACCTGGTCATCACCGGCACCGGCCTCATCCTCGTCGAGGAGGCGCCGCCCGGCGAGGCCTCGGCGCTGCGCTTCACCGCCGTGCCGCTGCGCTCCGCGGTGCTGGAGGAAGGCCCCGGCGGCCGGCTCGACACCGTGTTCCGCGACAGCCGCCTGTCCGTGGCCGAGATCCTGGCCCGCTTCCCCCATGCCGAGCTGCCCCGCGCCCTCTCCCGCGAGGACATGGATGCGGAGCCGCTCCGGCACCGGGTCGTCGAGGCGGTGTGGCCCGACCGCTTCGGCCATCGCTACGCCGCCATCCTCGACACGCCGGAGGCGAACGCGCCGCTGTTCCTGGCCCAGGGTGGCTTCCCCCAGGCGCCCTATGTCGCCTTCCGCTGGCTGAAGGCGCCGGGCGAAACCTATGGCCGCGGCCCGGTCGGCAAGGCGTTGCCCGACATCCGCACCGCCAACCGCGTGGTGGAACTGGTGCTGAAGAACGCCTCCATCGCCGTCACCGGCATCTGGCAGGCGGAGGATGACGGCGTGCTGAACCCGGCCACGGTGCAGCTCACGCCGGGCGCCATCATTCCCAAGGCGCCGGGCAGCGCCGGGCTGACGCCGCTCGCCGCGCCGGGCAATTTCGACGTGTCGCAGCTGGTGCTGGACGGGCTGCGCACCCGCATCCGCACGGCGCTGCTGGCCGACCGCCTCGGCCTGCCGCAGGACGCGCGCATGACGGCGACCGAGGTGCTGGAGCGCTCGGCCGCCACCGCCCGGCTGCTCGGCGCCACCTATGGGCGGCTGCAGAGCGAGCTGCTGACGCCGCTGGTGGCGCGCTGCCTCGGCATCCTCGGCCGGCGCGGCGAGATCGCGCCCATGCTGCTCGAAGGCGGACAGGTGGCGCTGCGCTACGAGAGCCCGCTGGCCCGCGTGCAGGGCCGGGCGGATGCGGCGAACACGCTGCTGTTCCTGGAGACGGTGGGCCGGATGGGCCCTGACGCCGCGGCCCAGCTCGATGCGGGCGCCGCCGCGCGCTGGCTCGCCCGCACCCTCGGCGCCCCCGCCGAGATCCTCGTCCCCCTTCCCGCCCCATTGGCCCTGGAGTGACCCGAACCATGTCCGACAACCTGCTCGACGCCGCCGAAGCGCCCGCCGATGCCGCGAAGCCCCGCCCCGCCGACATCCCCGAAAAATTCTGGGACGCGGCCATAGGCGAGGTGCGCGTGGAGGCGCTGCTGAAATCCTATCGCGAGCTGGAGCGCCGCATGTCCTCGCGCATGGGGCCGCCCGCCGCCGACGCCGCGCCGGAGGACCTCGCCCGTTGGCGTGAGATGCTAGGCATTCCCGCCTCGCCCGAGGAATACCAGGTCACGCCCAGGCATGAGCTGGTCGGCCCGGATCCGGCAGTGAACAGGCTGCTGCACGAGGCCGGCTTCAACCCGGCCCAGGTGCAGCTGGTCTATGACCTCGCCGCCGAGCGCCTGCTGCCGCTCATCGCCGAAGCCGCGCAGCAGTTCGAGGCCGACCGCCAGATGGACGCGCTGCGCGCGCATTTCGGCGGCGAGGAGCGGTTCCGCCGCATGGCGGGCCAGCTCAGGGCCTGGGGCGCCGCCAACCTGCCCGCCGCTGTGGTCGAGGCGCTGTCCACCACCGCCGAGGGCGTGCTCGCGCTGGAGCGCATGATGGGCGGCGAGGAGCCACGGCTGCAAAGGGAGGCCGCGCCCTCTGCCGCGCCGGACGAGGGCGAGCTGCGCAAGATGATGCGCGACCCGCGCTACTGGCGCGCGCGCGAGCCGGAATTCGTCAAGCGCGTGAGCGAGGGCTTCCGCAGGCTCGTCGGCGGCTGATCCACCCCCTCTGATGGCCGCGCCCACCGCGCGCCGTCACGCGCCTGCCGCGCCGTCCGGTCTTCCCCCCGGGGCGTCTCGCGCAGGCCCGGCGCCCGCCGCCATGGCTCCCGCATCGTGCGAGCGGCGGCGGGCGCGACCCTTCATTTCCCTGCGCAGAACCACGCCCGTGGCGCGCGGGGCGGCGTGCGCGCCGGGCCCGGGAATCCCCCCGGCCAACCTGGCGCCGCGTTTCCCGAACCCCAGCCAGGAGAACGCCCTGTGTCCGGAACCATCGACCAGGCCTTCGTCAAGCAATACCAGGCCGAAGTGCACGAGGCCTATCAGCGCCAGGGCTCCAAGCTGCGCCCTGCCGTGCGCTCCAAGACCGGCGTGAAGGGTGCCAGCACGGTCTTCCAGCGCGTCGGCCGCGGCGTCGCCGGCTCCAAGGCGCGCAACGGCAACGTGCCGGTGATGAACGTCGAGTACAGCGCCGTCGAGTGCTTCCTGCAGGACCATTACGCCGGCGACTGGATCGACCGCTTCGACGAGCTCAAGACCAATGCGAACGAGCTGGAGGTGCTGGCCAATGCCGGCGCCTACGCGCTCGGCCGCAAGACGGACGAGCTGATCATCGCGGGCCTCGACACCGGCACCCGCGAGGCGGTGGGCGTGCTGTCCGGCCAGACGGACAATGACGGGCTGACGCGTGCCAAGGTCCTGCTGGCCTTCGAGATGCTCGGCCAGGCGGACGTGCCCGATGACGGCACCGCTTCGCCGTGGTCAGCTGGAAGCAGTGGAGCGAGCTGCTGACGCTGCAGGAGTTCAGCTCCGCGCAGTATGTCGGCGAGGCCGAGCTGCCCTGGAAGGGCAGCCAGGCCAAGCGCTGGCTCGGCGCGACCTGGATCCCGCATTCGGGCCTCACGAGGACCGGCGCCATCCGCTCCTGCTACTTCTTCCACAAGACGGCGGTGGGCCACGCGGCCGCCTCCGAGGTGATGACCGACGTCACCTGGCATGGCGACCGCGCGGCGCATTTCGTCAACTCGATGATGAGCCAGGGCGCCGTGCTGATCGACGACGCCGGCAGCGTGCGGATGCGCTGCAAGGAGTAGTTCACCCCCACGAACGCCGCGCAGTTTCGCGGGCCCGGCGTCGGGCCGGCTGTCGCAGCTGCCCGACGTTGGGCGGCAAAGCCGCGCCGCCGCCCAGGGGCCATTGACCAGGGCGGCGCGCCATCCGCGCGCCGCCGCTTTCCCCACATCCCTGGAGACCCCGCCCGATGGCCCTTTCCGCCCTGGAGCTGTGCTCGCGCGCCCTGCTGCGCCTCGGCGCGCAGGCGATCGCCTCGCTCGAAGAAGGCACCGCCGAGGCGGAGATCGCCGCCGGGCTCTACGAGGGCACGCGCGATGCGCTGCTCTCCTCGCATCCGTGGAGCTTCGCCACGGGGCAGGAAACGCTGCCTCGGCTCGCCGCGGTGCCGGCAGCCGATTTTCGCTGCGCCTTCCAGCTGCCGCCGGGCTTTCTCCGTGCGCTCTCGGCGGGCGGTGGCGGCTCGGGGCGCGGGTTGTCCTATCGCCTGCTGGAGGACCGGCTGCACGCCGATGCGGAGCAGGTGACGCTCACCTACGTGTTCGGCCCGGATGAGAGCGGCTTTCCCGCCTTCTTCGCCGCGGCGCTGGTGGCCCGGCTCTCGGCCGAGTTCTGCATCCCGCTGACGGAGAACACCGCGCGCGCCCAGCTGCTCGCCGGGCAGGCCGAGGCGGAGCTGCGCGCCGCGCGCCGCGCCGACAGCCAGCAGGCGACGACGCGCGCCTTCGGCAACTTCCCGCTCATCGCCGTGCGGGGCTGACGGCGATGGTCCGTCAGGTCAAGTCGAGCTTCACCGCGGGCGAGCTCGCGCCCGAGATGCTGGGGCCGGGCGACCTGCGCGCCTATGCCAATGGCGCCCGCCGCCTGCGCAACGTGTTCCTCCAGCCTACGGGTGGCCTGTCCCGCCGGCCCGGGCTGCGCCACGTCGCCACCCTGCCCGGCCCCGCGCGCCTCGTGCCCTTCGAGTTCAACACCGAGCAGACCTACCTGCTGGCCCTCGTGCCCGGCGGCTTCCAGGTGGTGCTGGGCGACGCGGTGGTGAGCGGCGACCCCGCCCCCTGGGATGCGGCGCTGCTGCCCGGCCTCGCCTGGACGCAGAGCGCCGACACGCTGCTGGTCTGCCACCCGGCCATGACGCCGGTGCGGCTCACCCGCACCAGCCACACCGCCTGGTCGCTCTCGGCCTGGCCATGGGTGAACCCGCCCACCCATCGCTTCGCGCCGGACCACGTGACGCTGGCGCCCTCCGGCCTGTCCGGCGCCGTCACCCTCACCGCCTCCGCACCGGTGTTCCAGCCAGGGCATGCAGGGGGATGCTCCGCTTCCGCGGGGTGCGCGGCACCGTCGCGCTGGTGTTCAACAGCAACGCCGTGAGCGTGCAGCTCGCGGGTGCGCTGCCCAGCCTCGATGCGAGCGCCGATTGGGAGGAGGCGGCGTTCAGCCCGCTGCGCGGCTGGCCGGTCTCGGTCTGCTTCCACCAGGACCGGCTGGTGATCGGCGGCTCGCGCGACCTGCCGAACCGGCTGTGGATGTCGCGCTCGGGCGCGCTGTTCGACTTCGACCCGGGCGCGGGCTGGACGACGAGGCATCGAGTTCGGGCTGATGTCGGACCAGGTGAACGCCATCCGCGCGGTGTTCTCGGGACGTCACCTGCAGGTCTTCACCACGGGCGGCGAATGGATGGTCAGCGGCGATCCGCTGACGCCCTCCTCCATCCAGCTCAACCGGCAGACGCGGATCGGCTCCCCGGCCGACCGCGTGATCCCGCCGGTGGACGTGGACGGCTCGACCATCTTCGCCGCCCGTTCGGGACGCGCCATCCACGAATTCGCCTATACCGAGGTGGCGCAGGCCTATCAGTCGAGCGACCTCGGCCTCGTCGCCTCGCACCTGATCCGCGAGCCGGTCGCCATGGCCTATGACCAGGTGCGGCGCCTGCTGCATGTCGTCATGGCCGATGGCGGCCTCGCCACCCTCACCCTGTTCCGCGCCGAGCAGGTGACGGGCTGGACCCGGCAGGAGACGCAGGGCGCCTTCCGCGCCGTGGCCGAGACGGAGGGGCGCGTCTTCTGCGTGGTGCAGCGCGGCGCGACCCACCGGCTGGAGCGCTTCGACGCCGCGCTGAACCTCGACGCCGCCCTCGACGGTCGCAGGCGCCGCGCCGCAGGACCGCTGGACCGGCCTGTCCCACCTGGAGGGCATGGCCGCCGGCATCCTGGCCGATGGCGCGCCGCGCGCCGATGCCGCCGTGGCGCAGGGCGCGGTGGTGCTCGACCCGCCGGCCGCCTCGGTCCAGGTCGGTCTGCGCTACGCGCATGAGATCGAGCCGCTGCCGCCGGAGCTGATGACCGCGACCGGCGCGCGCTCGGCGCCGATGCGCCTGGTTTCCGCCAGCTTCCGGCTGCTGGACACGGCGGCGCTGAGCGTGGACCTCGGCCGCGGCGTGCAGCCGGTGGCGTTCCGCCGGCTGGACACGCCGCTGCTCGACGCCGCGCCGCCGCGCTTCTCGGGCGATGTCCGCCTCGCCGCGATCGGCTGGCGACGCGACGCGATGCGGCCGCTCTGGCGCATCGAGGGCGACGCGCCGCTGCCCATGACCCTGCTTTCCGTTTCCACCGACATGAGGACGACCGACTGATGGCCGCACTGACCTCGCTCGCCACCCTCGCCGGGGCGGGCGCCAGCCTCTACGCGCAGAACCGGGCGCAGCAGCAGGCCGCGCCACCCAGCGCGCCCAGGTGGACATTGCCCAGCAGGGGGAGCAGGCGCGGCTCCAGCAGCTGGTGATCCAGCAGAGCGGCGACACGCGCGAGCGCGACGCGCAGCTGGCGCGCACCGTGGCCAGCGCCCGCGCCCGCCTGGCGGCCGGGGGGCTGGCGGTGGATGACGGCTCGGCCGCCGCCGTCACCGCGGGCCTCACGCGCGACGCCGCCGCCGGGGCAGCCGATAGCGACGCCCTGTTCCGCGCCCGGCTGAGCAGCGGCCGCGCCTCGCTGCTCAGCCCCGACGCCACGCTGACCAACGCGCTGCGGGCGCTGCCCTCCTTCGGCGGCGCGGTGCGCAGCCTGCTGGATTAACGCCCGCCCGGACTGCGCCCCTTCCCCATTCAAGCCCGCGTCGCGCGGCCCGAAACTGGAGCCCCTCATGCCCGAGCATATCCGCATCGGCGACATCGCCCCGCGCGTGCACTACGTGGCCGATGGCGTGCAGAGCGCCTTCACCTTCCCCTTTCCCATCTTCGCAGCCGCCGACCTCGCCGTGCGGCTGGACGGCGCCCCGCTCGCCTATGGCTTCACGGTCGAGGGCGCGGGCCGATCCGAGGGCGGCACGCTGCGCTTCGCCGCGCCCCCGGCCGCGGGGGCGCGCGTCACCCTGCTGCGCCGCATCGCGCTGTCCCGCACCAGCGACTTCCAGCCCAATGGCGTGCTCCGCGCCGCCACGCTGAACGACGAGCTGGACCGCCAGGTGGCCGTGCTCCAGGAGGTGCGCGACGAGGTGTCCTCGGCCATCCGCCTCGACCCATCCGAGCCGCCCACGGGCATGGTGCTGCCCCCGCGCGCCGCGCGCGCCGACAAGCTGCTGGGCTTCGACGCCATGGGCAACGTGTCGGCGCTCGCGCGCGGCGGCAGCATCCTCGCCGCCTTCCCGGGCGCTGTGCCGCGCTCGGTCGAGGACAAGCTGGGCGAGACGCTCTCGGCGCGCGACTTCGGCGCGGTGGGCAACGGCGTGGCCGATGACGGCCCGGCGCTCCAGGCCGCGATGAACGCCGCCGCGGCCGCCGGCAAGCACCTGATCATCGGCGAGGGCACGCACCGCACCACCATGCCGCTGCTGCTGGGCGGCGCGGCGGCGGGGCTGACCATGCGCGGCGCCATCCTCTACGCCGGCGGGGCGGGCCTGCCGGCGCTGACCATCGGCGACGGCGGCGCGGTGCGCAACGCCACCAAGCTCTACCAGGGCCTGCGCGTGGTCCGCGCCACCATCAGCGACTGGCAGAACCACGGCGACATCGGCCTCGTGCTGCGCAACCTCGACGCCTCCTTCGTGGAGATCCGGCAGGTGGAGGGCTTCACCATCGGCGTCCGCACGATGGGCGTGGAGCGCGGCTTCGAGGACAGCGTGCTGCATCTGGGCCGCATCATCAACAACCACATCGGCCTCGACGTGCATTGCGCCACCGCCGCGGCCTGGAACACCTCGGTACGCTACCATGGCGGCCACTTCGCCTGCGCCTCCGCGCTGCATCCGAACAAGGACCGCTTCGGCGTGCGCTTCTCGGCCGCGCCGGGGCCTATGTGGCGCACAACCGCCACGTCTTCTTCGGCCCGGCCTTCGAGCTGCAGGGCCGCAACCGCCCCATCGCCGGCATCCCCTTCCTGTCGGAGGTGAGCAGCCGCAGCGTCGTCGCCTATGCGGTGCGGATGGAGGCGTGCTCGCCCTTCGTGGCGCGGCACACCTCCAACGCGCAGGATCACCTGTACGAAGTGAGCTGGGCCAGCCAGGGCTACCTGGTGGACGTGGACTACGCGCCACCAGCAACCGCGTCGGCGCCGTGGTGCGCGGCATGCACCAGGCGGCGGCGCATCGCGAATTCACCCGCGACGTGGCGAACATCCCCAACCTGCGCGCGAGCGCCTTCCGGTGGACGGCGACGCAGACCGGCTTCGAGCGCCTCGCCTGCCTGTCCACCAATGTCGGCGGCAGCCCGACGGCGCTGGCGCAGTTCGCCTTTCCGGGGCTGGAGGACTTCATCCTCACCGATCGCGGCGTGGTGCTGCCCGGCGGGCGCGGCCTCGGCTTCGTGGTGGATGCGCGGCGCTGCAAGGAGTTCGCGCTGGCGGTGGATGCCGACGACCCGCGCCTGGTGGTTCAGTGCTTCGACGGGGCCATGAACCTGCTGACCGAGGCGGCGGGCCAGATGGCGCGCGCCTCCGGCATGTCGCTCGCCTGGAACGCCGCCACGCGCTGGTGGCAGGGCGCGGCCGACATGACGGATGCCGACCTCACGCGCCTCCAGGTGATCCGCCTGGCGCCCGGCGTGGCCTATGCCATCATTGGCGTCGCGCGCATCGACCGCGACTACGAGGTGCGCGCCATGCGCCTCGCCACCGACCCGGCGCAGTCCCCGCCGCTGCTGTTCGGCCTGCCCGACCTGCCGCACGGCACGCGCGAGCTGCGCGGCGAGCTGGCCTGGGACCCGCCCTCCATCGCGGGCGGCGCCACGGCGCAGCTGAACGTGCCGGTGGCGGGCGCACGTCCGGGCGACACCTGCCAGGCCGGCTTCACCCTGGCCACCTCGGGCATCGTCTTCCTGGCCCAGGTAGGCGCAACCGACGTGGTGACGGTGACGGCCTGGAACCGCTCCGGCGGGGCGGTGGACCTCAACCCCGGCACGGTGCGGGTGCGGCTGGTGAAGTCGTGAGGAACGCGCCGGAACTCGAACTGGGAGTTGGACCTCCATCCGCTGGTCCATGCCGTGGCGGAGGAATACGCCGCCTTCCTGCGCGACGCCGAGGCCGACCCCAGAGCTTCGGCGCCCGCCACGCCGCGGCCAAGGCCGCCCTCGCCCACCTGGAATCGCTGATGAAGCTGGCCCAGGGGGGCAGCGCGCCGGCGGCGGAGGACGTCACCCAGCAACTGCGCTCCATGCGCGCCGCCATGGCGAAGGAACCGACGCCCGATGACGACGAGGACCGAGAGCCCGGCTGACCTGCTGGAATTCACCTGGATCTGGAACCGCCTGCACGGGCAGGACACGCCGCCCGTGCACCGCCGCATCCTGCGCTGGCTTCAACCTGCCTCGGACGCCCCGCGCCGCCAGCTGCTGATGGCCTTTCGCGGCTGCGGCAAGTCCACGCTGGTCGGGCCTGTTCTGCGCCTGGAGCCTGTACCGCCGGCCCGAGCTGCGCATCCTGGTGCTGGCGGCCGAGCAGTCGCTCGCCGGCAAGATGGCCGGCACGTGCGGCGCATCGTCGAGCGCACCCGCTCTGCCTCGCGCTGCTGCCGCGCGAGGCGGAGGCCTGGGCGGCGGACCGCTTCACCGTCCGCCGCGACGCCGCGCTGCGCGACCCCTCGATGCTGGCGCAGGGGCTGGGCGGCAACATCACCGGCGCGCGGGCCGACCTCGTCATCTGCGACGACGTGGAGGTGGCGAACAACTGCGACACGCCGGGCAAGCGCCTCGACCTGCGCGAGCGGCTGGCCGAGACGGAGTTCGTGCTGACGCCGGGCGGCGGCATCCTCTACGTCGGCACGCCGCACACGGAGGAAGCCTGTACCGCCCGGGCGACGCCTTTCTGCACGGCTACCGCGGCTGGAGGTGCCGATGCTGGATCAGGCCGGAGCTTCCGCCTGGCCGGAGCGCTTCTCCGAGGCGGGCATCGCGGCGCTGCGCGCGCGCGTCGGCCCGCTGCACTTCGCCCGGCAGATGCTGCTGCAGCCCGTCGCCGCCGGGGCGGCGCGGCTCGATCCGGCGCTGCTGATCCGCTACGCCGAGGACGCCGAATACCGCGAGGCGAACGGGCGCGCGCAGCTCTGGCTCCTGGGGCGGCGCATGGTTTCCGGCGGCGGCTTCTGGGACCCGGCGTTCGGGCGGGAAGGATCTGGTGATGGCTCGGTGCTGGCCGCCGCCTATTCCGATGCCGATGGCCGGCACTACCTGCACCGCATCGCCTGGATCACCCAGCGCGCCGACGCGCCGGACGACCCAGCGACGCAGCAGTGCCGCGCCGTGGCCGAGCTGGCCCGCGAGCATCATCTGCCGGTGGTCCGCGTGGAGACCAACGGGCTGGGCCGTTTCCTGCCTGCCATGCTCCGGCGCGAGCTGGCGCGGGTGGGCGCGGCCTGCGCGGTGGTGGAGCACACCAGCCGCCGCGCCAAGGCCGAGCGCATCCTGTCCGCCTTCGACCCGCTGCTGGCGGCGCGGCGGCTCTGCGCGCATGACAGCGTCTTCCGCACGCCCTTCGCCCGCGAGATGGCGGAGTGGCGGCCGGAAGCGAGGGGCGCGCGCGACGACGCGCTGGACGCGGCCTCCGGCGCCATCCTCGCCGAGCCGGTGCGGCTGCCCAGCCTGCCGCCGCGCATCGCGCCTTCCTGGCGGGGCTGACGCCTTCCCCGCGGGCCTACGAAGGGGTTTCGTGGGATATCCGAAGGATCTCGCTGGCATGCCTGGCACGGCCGGGCGCGGTGATGGCGTAGCGGCCATCGGCGCGGCATTCGGCCAGGCCCATGCCGACGAGGCGCTCCAGGCAAGGCTGGTCCTTCAGCTCCGGCGGGCGGCCATGCGGCTCGACCAGCACCAGGCGGTGCAGCGCCGAGCGGCAGCAGGTTTCCAGATAGGGCTCTGTCCACATCATCCGATCACCCGTCACCGGCCCCTTGTGGGGCGGTGTTCCCCCGGCCGCAAGGAGGTCTCATGGAACCGTTCTCTCCCGCCCTGGCGTGGTGGATCAACGCCGTCGAGGCGCCGATCGTCGCCGCGCTGTTCTGGCTGATCCTGGGCATCCGGCGCGAGCTGGATGCGCGGATCGACACGAAGGAGCTGCGCCATTCCGACGGCCTGACCCGCACGCGCGAGGACCTGGCCGATTTCAAGCTGGAGGTGGCGCGCACCTACGTCCCCCTCACCCTCATCCGCGACGTGGACCGGCGCATCGGCGAGCAGCTGCTGCGCATCGAGGAGAAGCTGGAAGACATGCGACGCGAAACGGAGAACCGCCGATGA